GCATCAAGTTGCTGCATTACTTCTTCTGTGAAATATTGATCTGGGTTTTTCAGAATTTCTTTCCCATAAATTTTCTTACCATTAATCTCATAACGCCCTGCAACATTCTTCCAGAGTCCAGCGAGTTCCCCGAGTTCCAGAAGACCATAGTAACGATCAAGACCCCGCTCATCATAAAATAGACGGACTTCAACTTCTTGATTCTCCTTACTCAAACGTGACTTAGCAGTCTTTGCTTTGATAATGTTTCCAACGACTTCTGTTCCATCTTTCTCTTTCTTTTTACCAAGATATATGATAGTAGAAGCGGCATACTTAAGACCACTACCACCACCCATCTCTTTAGTAGGAACATAAGAACCAATAACATCGTAGGTATGGTTGGTTACAATCATTGGAATGTTTGCCTGACCCAACTTAAGGGTGAGCATACGGAAAGCACCTTTCACAAGTTGTGATTTAGTCATATCACGAACCTGCTTATCATTCAGTGCGTCAGTAATCTCTTTCTCGGTTGAGAGCATACCCAAAGAGTCTAACACAAACATACAAGGTTTGCGTTCATCTACAGGTTTTTTTAAGTAGATATCTACTGCCTTAAGTGCTTTACCGCGAAACTCTTCTACGGTGACAACATTAACCACGACAATCCTTGATGTGTCGATGCCGCGACTTTCCAAGAGGGACTTTGTAATGGCAGCTTCAGTATCAAAGTAGAGACAATAACCATCGGAGTTATTATCAAGAAAATTCTTAACCACAGCGAGAGAGAAGAAAGTTTTTCCAGTAGAAGACTCTCCAGCAATAGCAGTAATCTTATTCCCAGATACACCGCCAAATATGCTACCTGAAACCAGTGCATTAAAAATGTACGAACCCGTGTCAACATAAGTCTCAGTCTCATCAATATCGGAAGCAAGTTTGGTATACTCACCTCCAACTTCTTTTACAATTTCTTTAAGAAAGTCCATGGTCATTTGTTCCTGTTAAAATTAAAAGTCCACAATTTATTGTATAACTGCTTTTCATCAGTTTTTTTAAGTAATTCTAAAATTTTTTTAAATTCACGTTCAGTAATTGGCAAATCCATTAGATGAAAAACGAATCAAGACTTGTTGTTTTCTCTACTTTCCATCCAATTGAATCAAGAATGGACTTAAGAGGGTCAATAAAACTCTTTTCAAATTGTAAGTCATAGTCAATGTATTTGTCAAGTCCAAGTTCTTTAGGAAAGTCTTGAATAAATGCTATTACATTTTCTTGAATAATATTTGGTTTCTTCAAAAAAATAAACTTGACTTTTTCCCCATTAGAAATAAGTGAATACTTATTGGTAAGTTTTTTCTCCCTAATATAATGATTAAAAAGAAGTGCTCCACGAATATGAATAGGAGTCTTTTGGGCATATATTGTTGAAGATGACTGATACTTACGCACATCAGATGCTGTACGAGGAAAAGCAATCTGTTCTGGCGGAAGTTTTTTGAAATCAGAACGACACTTATCAATAAACTCAATCACATCTTCTTCAGTTCCACTCATCATCAATTTCAGACCATCCTTAATCATCTGACGACAAGGCGCAGGCGTAGAAGACTTGACTGCTTCAATACCCATCATCTTCAGTTTAGGTTCTTCATAGCGAACACCCTCACTATCCCATACATTGAGAATATAACGCTTCTTAGCAGTCCAAATTCCACGGTCAGCAATATTTTCCCGCTTCATCTGCATCTTCTGATCATAGGCATTCACATAATCTGCCAGTTCTTGGTAACAACTTTCAATATACTTTTCAAGTTCCACTTTAGCGACCTTATCAAGGAACGAAACAATGCTTTCAGTAGTTTTCTCTCTTCCCTTGTATACAGTCTCAACCAAAGGACCCATATTAAGATAAATGGAATCGGTATCAGAAGCAATGACATAATCAACATCCTGTGTCTTTAGAACTTTATTCAGATACGTATTAATCTTATCTTCAATCCAACGAATCGAAACTTGCCCAGAAAGAGTAATTGCTTCAGCATTCGCTAGTTTGAAATAACGAAAATACTGATTGCCGATAGCACCATAAGCAGAGTTAAGTTGAATCTTCCTCGCCATTTGAATGTTGTTACATCTGGCAATTTCCTTTTCAAGTTCCTTTGTCTTCTTCTTTTCATATTCTTGTTTAGCAGCAAGCATCTTCTTTTTGTAGATGGTACGGTCTTCATAAATCTTTTCCATTAATTCTGGAAGAAACCCACGCACATCTTTGCGATACATTGCACCATTTGCACAAACTGCATAATCCTTATACAGTTCAAAGTTAATTTGCTGATTAAGAATTTTGTCTACAGTTACAGAAGGATGCCTCTCTTCCAAAAGAGTTTCAGGACTTATGTTGTACTGCATAATCAGATGAGGATATAGACTGTTAAGGTCAAAGTTCACTACCCAGTCATACTTTCCAGGAATAGGTTCTTTTACATAAGCACCAGCGTACTTAGAATCTTTATCTGATTTTTCTTTAGGGGGAATTACAATGTTTCTCTGTTTCAAATAATTGTAGATGATTGTATCCCACATTCGAACTTGAGAGAAAACATCAGAATAGTTTGCTTTAGCGTCATATGCCATCGTCAAAGCAAGTTCAATGAGTTTCATCTTGTCTTCCAAACGGTCAACAAGTTCCACGTCAATGATGTTGTATTCTACAAACTTCTGCCATCCTTTCGTATAAAAGTCCTTGAACGTATCAAACTCAGAGTGATCCAGTTTTTTCTGTCCAAGTTCAACACTAGCAATATAATCTAGACGATAAGATTCTTGTGCTTTATAAGTGAATTTTTTATAAAGGTTAAGATAATCAAGTTGACTAATACCACCAACATCATATGAAATGTGCTTACGACCAGCAATATAAATCTCACTCTCAGTCACAAGACCCCAAGGAGACATACGCTTCATCAACTTTTCACCAAGCACACGATCCAGACGACGAACCAAATATGGAATATCATACAGTTCAATATTCCAACCAGTTACAACCTCTGGCGTATTTTCCTCAACCATCCACCAGTTGATAAAGTCCATCAACAAGTCACGCTCATTATCGAACGAACGATAAATTACATTCTTCTGCTGATTATTAAACGGACCCATACCCCAAGTACGAATCTGTTTAGATGAATAGTCCTGAATGGTGATAAGAAGAACTTCTTCTGCAGCAGACTCTACATCAGGGAATCCATTCTCTGATGCAACCTCAATATCAAGAGTAGTAACCTTAACTTTACTAATGTCAAACTTCAACTCTTCCTCTGGATACATTTCAGAAATATACTGATAGATGTATTGACTATTTCCATAGATTTTAAAGTTTTCTACACCCTCATACTTTTTAATAAACTCACGACAATCACGAACGGAACCAGGTTGAACTGCTTCCACATACTCCCCATTTAGAGTCTGGTATTTAGTTTTCTTTTGAGAAGGAACAAAAAGAGTCGGGTTGAACTTCTCACGGGTCATAAAATGTTTACCATTTTCATAACCACGAACCAAGAAGTGGTCCCCGACCATTTGAACGTTTGTGTAAAAGCGCATTATGCAGTTAATTCAAGATACTTTTCAATAATTTCTTCTTTAGGGTCTACAATTGTAAGAATACTATCAGAATGAATCATCATTTCTCTTTGGTCAGTTACATCTGGCCAAGGAGTAAGATTTCCTTCTTCATCAATACGATATGGATTGATAAGTTTACAATCTGGTTCCCCCAATTCAGACCCAACCTCAATGATTTCAGTGACAATTACATTATCAACTTTCAACAAAAGACACTTAACTGTTTTTTCCATTTACTCTTTCCTCATAAAGTTCTTTAACTGAATTAAGCGGTTCAACAATAGTCACCACCCAATCTAATGGGACCAAAATCTGATCATCCTGTGTAAGAAGTATCCAAGATGATAGAGATACTTGAATCTTTGCATCATAATCTACTTCTTCAGTTAAAAGAATAGACCTTTCCGTTAAAACCTTATATGGTTTGTTGAAAATGTATCCACAAGGTTTTTCTTCAGAAACAATTTCTTTAATATCAGAAATAACGGTTTCGCCAGATTTCAATAGTGCAAGTTTGATTGACATTTTTATCTTCTTCCCTCAGGATATTATACTCAAAAAAATGGGAGGTGTCAACTGGTTTTTGCCAGTTACCTCCCTGCGGCGACGATATTCACCTGTATTTAGTCACCATTACCATTTCCACCACCATCTCCAGCACCACTTCCAGGATTGATTGGGACTGCTCTACCAGATGAAACTTTTTGAGTTTTTCCCTTCATATAAACTTTATGTGCTTTTGCTGCTGGATACGAAATCGTTTTTATTTCGTTAAGAAACTGGTGGAAGGATTTCATTTTTATTTTTATTTAGAGATAGTCTTTACGGGCGTGATGCTCTGGCACTACTTTTCCAAGTACGATTCGTAGAAGTCCGTCTTCAAATGTGACTTCCCGTACTTCTGTGTCGTCGGATAAAGTCCACGCTCGTTTAAAACTTCTGCTAGCCACTCCCTTGTGGATAAACGTCCTATCCGATTCGGAATCTGCTTTTTGCCCTTCGACAAAAAGTTTTCCATACTCTGTGAAAACATTGACCTCTCCTTTCTTAAATCCTGCTAATGCTAGTTCCAAATGAGATTCAACATTATTTATTTGGACTAGGTTATAAGGAGGGTAGTTGGTTGTAGTTTCGTGAAGGTTAAATAAACGATCAAAATATTCATCCATCCCAATGCTATTGCGCGTAATTCTTTCCATCAAGGCAGGAAGATCGGACGCAGTGAACCGTGATGTTGCAAGGTTAGTCATTATAGTATCTCCTTTAAAAGCGAGTTTGTGTTTTGTGGACCCTTTCGGCATCCGTATATAATTATAACACTTCGCATAAAAAAGGCGGGTGTAAAACCCGCTCTTTTTCATTCGGCATCCTCTACCTTTTTCTTTTTAGCACCAATATTATACTTGGTTTCTAGAATCCAATCTCCCTTATCCTTATAAGCAAGAACTTTGATTTGATTTAAAGGAGCAATATCTTGAATTTTACTTACATCTACAATAGTAATCAGACCCCAATCAGCAAGAAGTTGGGCAATACGATTGCGACGCTGGACATCATTCACGGTCAGGTTTGCGTGCTTGCCATCCAAAGCAAACAGTTCCTTAAAGTGAACGAGATAATACCTACCTTGCTTGTGCAGAATATGGCAAGACTGATAGATTTTCTTTTCTTTTCTTGAAGCAACTCCGATACGGGTCAAAGTCTCACGAACCTTAAGAAAATCATCAGGTTCATTAAGGATCACTTCCACCATTTGGTCGGGCGTCCACTTCACTTCAGGTTCTTGAACGACACTCATTTTGTTCCTCCAGTT